CCCATTCCTCCCATTTGTTGTGGTTGCATTGGATTCATCATGTTAGTTTTTGTGCTGGAAGTTTCATGGTGTTATTTCTCACGCCAACCTCTAGCATGAGACTTGAAATTGAGTAGGCTTGGCCTGGATTTGCTTCTTCTGTATCAGATATTCTGAACCTGACACTCTGGCATTTCTGCTTTTTCATGTGCGCACGAAACTGATAGACTCCATCATTTACTCCAGAGTCAGTAGCATAATATCCTTCTTCTCCGTATGGAAAGTCATCACCAAACTCATTCATACCAAGATCTGTAACATAATCAAACCTGTGAATCTCATTGTAGAAATCCTGGTAATCAAATGCACATTCAAGTTTCAGAGTATGGGTGCTTTTGAAGTCTCCTAAAACAAATGTCCGTCTGATTCTCTGGAATCCCTGGATACCGTTTGTCTTTACCCAGGAAGTTGTCATGCTCATTCCCACTGGGTCGTTGTCATCTTTGTAACTGGTTGCAGATTGCTGGAATATTCGCCCATCAGTTCTAAGGTAAACGTAGTCTCCACCACCTCCTTGCCAGATTGTTGCACCGTTCCCCTGGTGATTTGTCCAGGTACTCCATTTCCCATAGAAATAATCATATACCAGGCATCTGCCATCACTGGTGAGGTAGCGGATCTGGTTTTCGTTCTGTATCAGTTCTGCACTGGTAATTGTCAGGTGATTGTATGCTTCAACCTCTGCTCCAATATAAACAGTCTGTAAACTTCTATCTAACAAGTATATGCCCTTGTTTGACTGAAACATTAAACCAAGTGGCATCAGCACTAAAGAATTAGTATTGCTGCAGCCAACGTCACCCGTTATCACTTGCGGGGGCGAAAAATCGTTCTGCGCACCAGTTGAAGTTGGTCCGTTTCCTGTGATGTAGAAAATCTGGTTTGGCTCGAAGATTATTAATTTCTGGTCAAATTCAGACAGTGCAGTTATCCTGGTTGCCTTGTTCAAAACAATGCTGAAAACATCTGAAAATTCCACTGGACCAAGTGGTATTCTGTTCTTGGAATATATCAGTTTTTTTGGATTTTCTGATGAGACACAAACCAACCTGTTTTTGTATGGTGTCAGTATCAAAGATGCTGGTGGTGGTATGTTCTCAATTTGTCCACCGTTGGTGTATAGAGATGCTTTTGCCACCAAATTTGAGTCAGTTATGCCACCAGCATCTGCAAAAGAAAGTGAATCAGCTGCTGTATTATTTGCCACTGTGCCAATCTTAAAAAGTAACCTGCCTGTTGTGACAGTTCTATAAACTTCACAGACCACATCTGTTTTCTGAGTAAGTCTCAGACTTGGTATTGTCAGCGTAACAGTTGAAGATCCACCGGAGGGTGCAGCTGAGACTGCCACACTTGGTGCGCTTCGATGGTCTTGCCCCTTTGCATCAGTCCAGATCCAGATTACCTGGTAAAGATAAGTACCAGCTGCAAGAGATCCAGAAGAATTATTGATTGCAGCACTTATATTTTCTGGATACAAATGGTAGTTCAGTTCCACAATTTGCTGTGAATCATACATACTGACAAAACCACCACCAATGTGCAGATTGCCACCTAATTCTGCTGCTTCAAATCTTTCAACTGATGTAAAATCAACAGTGATATTTGAAACACCAGTGAGCGAATACAGATCATTATTTTTGGAGATTAACCTGGTACGTACTAATCCACCATATTTAAAGACACCAGTTTCTGATGAATCTACAGAAGATAGAAATTTGGCAGGAAGTGCGCCTGCAGTCCCAGGTAATATTTTTGCGCTCACCAGGCCATCTGTATTGATTACAAAATAGGTGGGCTGCAGACCAGAATCGTGGACAGCAATAAAATATTTTACAGAATCATACTCCCATATTTTTGATACGAGTCCGACACTGCGCTTAATGATTGCAGCACTTCCCATCGAATTACTGCTTATATTATAAAGCGCACCCTTTACCTGGTGGTCATAACTGTTTGTGGCATTGAGAGTGTAGATTATCTGCAAATCACCAGCTTGCGTGACCAGCATTGAAGCACCATCAATTTTGGTTCCAGTTGCTTCCACCGTGTGCGTTGCTTCAACTGTAAGCAGACTTTGCAACCTTTTAACTTTTAAACCTAATGATGAACCTGTGCTTGCATAACCAACATATATCCTTTCTTCTTCAGCTGGTGCTGTGTTTACCTGGTCAGCGCATATAGTAATACAATCTGTTGCATTTGTACTCAAAATTGTTGCCACACTTGGATAGCCTAACCCTGGTGTGCCTAAAGCACCATCCGTAGTTATATATCCAACATCAATCCTGGTGGCCCCTGAGTTGTTGTAGCAAAAAATACCATTGCCAACATTTACATTGTCAGAATAAATTGCAACATCATAAACTGGATTGGTGGCATTAACTACTGATGAGATGGTGTTTGTGGTTTTGAATGCAACAGGATTATTTATATCAACCTGGACACATTTCAAGAGATGTGGAGATGCAGAAGTGTCTAAGTAGCAAAGGGTGGGATTTGGACCTAAACGTAAACACCTGGGATTAATTGCAGTTGCATCAATCAAAGTTGCAGCCTGGATCATTCCACCAGAAACTGAATCCAAAACTGAAGCATAAACACCCTCTAAAACTCCTGCAGTTGTGTATTGCTCCCAGGCAAATAATTGCAGCCCACTTGCAATGCAGCTGTCCTGGTTCTTTGCTTCAGAAGTGTTCCGAATTATATCATCAGAATCAATCTTTACTGATTGAAAACCACCCTTGTCAATCCAGCGGGCTACTGATTCAGAATAACTGTAAAGTTTGGAAGAAGAAAACTCCAGAAGTTCATCCTGGAAAGAAGTTAATCCATCACCGGAAGATAATAAATCAGTTGAACCAGAAATCCCCTGGGAGAGTGCAGTGTAACCCAAACGCTTTGAGATCTGAGAACCAACAGTGTATCTGCCATTCTTCAGGTCCGTTAATTTAGGCGTGAGTTTTGGATCATTCTTTGTATCCAAACCGGCAACAATGTCAACTGGAACTAGGGTTTTTTGTAGTGGCATTTTCCTTCATGTCAACCAGGCATTGCCTGTATCCAATTAGGCGTTGCTGGCGGGTTGCTAATTCATTTATAGTTGTGGATATTGATTCTAGTTCCTGGTCCGCTTTCTTGATCTGCTCATCTGGTGATAGTTTCTTCATTTATTCAGGCGTGCTTCTTGTTCTGCTTGAAATGTTGTCCATGCAGATTTAACTTCATCTGTCCATTCTGCTTCTGCTTTGTCCTGAATCTCTTGATGTTCATCATCTGCAAGAGTCATGTCTGGTGTAAGCACTCTGCGATGGTAACCACCTGAATCAGTAATCTCACGAATCTGGATATGTTTGTAGTCTGTGACTACATTTATTTTGTTTAATGTGTTTGCCATTTTTCCTTTATTCTGCGGTTGGATACGTTATCGAAAACATAACATATCCATTAGTAGTTCCATGAGCGGTTAATGACGATGTGTTATCCCTGTTATACACACATTCCATAATTTTAGTATTAGGACTAATATACCCCATCATCCACAAAGTAGCGCTATCTACATCTATCTCATAGATTCTGAAAGTACCAGAAGTATAATTTCCGCTATCTTCTCCGGAGCTTGCACGTGATGTAAACGGAAGATTAAATTGTAAAACCGCGTTACTATTATTATTACTTATCCTGAATTGTCCTCCACAAGTAACCATCCGTCCTGTTTTTGTGTAAGAACCTAAATCCACACCGGAGTGAAGTGTTACACCATTATTACAAGTTACAGTCCAAGTCCCTTCTTCATAATCCAGTTCAGTTGTGCCGATGACACCAGACTTGCTTCCTGCTCCTCCTATTATTCCGCTCATGTCATTCTCCTATGCGTTGTTCTGGTCAATAAAAGTTACTGTAACATCATGGTACTGGGATGAGGCAGCACAGACATAATTCAAAGATTGAACAGCAGAACCACCCTGTGCGGCAATAGCCGTCTGTTCTGCTGTTGTACTCAATGCTCCACTCACCCCTGTTGGCTCAAAACCAGCAAAAGAGAACTTGTCATTGAACACAAAGGTTTCATTATCAACTAAGTTAGTTTGAACAACATATATATCTTGGGCAGTTGCCCCTCCAAGAGAATCCCACCCTTTTAATTTTAATAATCCAGTTCCAGATCCAGCAACACAACAAATTACAACACTGAGAACTGTATATATGTGGTGCTGTTCTCCAATTATTAAAGTAGTTGCAACATTTTGTATACTCTCAAACATGTGAGTCCGAACTATTTCTGTCCCTGTTGCTTGTGAAATTGCCATATTATCCTCCCATTACCCAACTTTGGTGAACTGAATTTTGCATAAATGCTCCTTTTTGTTTTATCTTTGAATTTGTGTCAGTCTCTAAACCACCATTGGCTGTTATTGCACCTGTGACTGTTACTGCTGTTAATGTTCCTACTGAAGTAATTGCTGGTTGAGCGGCAGTTGTTACTGTAGCGGCTGTTCCAGATGCATTACCTGTTAG